CTTTAGGGATAAGGACGATGGTACTCGCGTTTTTAATCTAAATGCTTATTGTGTTAAACGTAGTCCTGAAGGGAAACTGAAGGAAATCATTACCAAGGAGCAAGTACGACCTGATGATCTACCTGAGGGTATGAATACAGATGCCACGGAAGATAAGGCAATTGATTTATTCACATCTATCAAGTGGAATGGTAAGTCTTATGATGTATTTCAGGAAGCCCTAGAGCAAGAAGTTCCAGGCACCCGTGGTACATACACGACTAAAAATTTACCTTACCTAACCCTAAGATGGACTTCGATTCATAATGAGGACTATGGTAGAGGACTTGTAGAGCAATACCTAGGAGACTTACGTAGCCTAGAGGGTCTTGCTATGAGTATTGTTGAGGCATCAGCCGCAGCAGCTAAGGTACTCTTCTTCGTTGATCCAGTAGGTTCTACACAGATCTCTACGGTAGCTAAGGCGGCCTCAGGTGCGATTGTTAAAGGTCGAGCTCAAGATGTCAGTACGTTACAGATGGATAAGTCACACGACTTGAACATCGCATATCAGACAATGAATGATATACAACGTAGACTAGCCAGTGCATTCTTATTGAATGAGAGTGCTCGTAGAGATGCTGAACGTGTTACTGCTGAAGAAGTTAGATTGATGGCAGGTGAGCTTGAGGATGCCCTAGGTGGTATCTACTCAATCCTTACACAGGAACTACAGTTACCATTAATTAAATTGATGATGCTGTCCAGTAAGATTAAGTTCCCTGAGGGTCTTATCGAGCCTGTCATTGTGACGGGTGTAGAGGCCCTAGGTCGTGGACATGACTACAACAAGTTAGTACAGTTCGCACAGACCTTACAGCAACTACTAGGTCCTGAGATCTTCGCACAGTATACAAATGTGAGTGCGGTGATTGAGCAGATTGGTACTTCCCTAGGTATTGAAACCGAAGGTATTATCAAGTCTCAAGAACAAATCCAGGCGGAACAGCAGCAGGCAATGCAACAGCAACTAATGCAACAAGGTATGGGTGCAGCAGCAGACGCAGGCGGTAAAGCTTCAGGTGAACAGATGGGCGGTGAGATGGCTCAACAGATGATGCAACAAATGGGAGCACAACAGGGTGGAAATTAAGAAAGACCAAGAGGGGGTGAGATCGCCCCAAAAGAGAATGCTTGAAAAACAGGAAGAGCGCATTGCACTCCTTGTAGCTGAGGCACGGAAGAAAGAAACTAAAATAACTAAAAAGCCTATGGAGGGTAAAGCAAATGGAAAACAATCCAGTAAACGAAAGTAATAGTACAGAAGAAGTTCAGTTAAATGAGCATGATCAAGCAATGGTCGACAAGGTAGATAATCACGTGGAAGGCGTTGAGGACTCCCTTAAGACTGATGAAGATCGTATGCTCGCAGGTAAGTACAAGAATGTTGAAGATCTTGAAAAAGCCTATGAACATCTACAAAGTAAACTTGGGAATACCGAGGAGAATACCGAGAATACCACTGATGCAGAAGAGACTACCTCCAAACCGAGAGAGGAAGCTCAAGAGCTTGCGTCAGAAGCTGGTATTGATTATGTGGCAATGGAAAGTGAATACCAAGAGAATGGTCAACTATCGGATAACACCTATGCAGCCCTAGCGGAAGCAGGTATCCCCGAGACTATGGTAGACGCCTACATCGCAGGTCAAGAGGCTTTGACAAATACCACCATTAGTTCTATGCATGACATAGCGGGTGGTGAGTCAAGCTACAATGATATGATTGGTTGGGCTCAGGACACCTTAAGTGAGTCTGAGATTGATGCATTCAATAGTTCTCTTATTAATGAGAATACCTCACAGTTTGCTATCAGCGGACTCTATGCACGTTATAGTGCTGAGAAGGGCCCTAACTTAGTTAAGGGAACAACTACAAATACACCATCAGGTGGGTTTGCGAGTACGCAAGAGATGATGACTGAGATGGCTAAGCCACAGTACAAGAAAGATCCAGCCTTTAGAGCTGAAGTTCAACGTAGAGTTGCTGTAAGTAACTTTTAAGAAATACTCTCTGCCCACTAGAGTTTAAACAGGGGGCACCCTTTATGGGTAATCCCTAGGTTGTAGAGTTCCCCCTCCCTCTGTCTTTACGTTAACCCTAACGGATTCCCACCATACATTAGTACGACATACATTGTTGCCCTGAGGTAGCTACCGAGGTAGTTGCTGATGGATACCCTCAGTCTAAGTGTACTGTAAGGCAGCGTAGTAGCCTAAATACTACACCCCTGGGGACCACGAAGGTCTCTAGGTAAACAATTAAAATAACAGGAAATAATATGTCTTATAATCCATCCCAAGGTATTGGTACTGGTGATCGTTCAACACCAGCCCACTCTAATAGAGCCTTAGCAATTAAAGTATTCTCAGGTGAAGTATTAACTTCATTCGAGACTTCGAACATTTTCTTACCGTTAGTACAAACTCGTACTATCGCTTCTGGTAAGTCTGCATCATTCGCAGTTATTGGCCAGTACGATACAGCTACTTCGACTCATACTCCAGGTACTGATATCACTCCAAACCTTATCAATGCTGGTGAGCGTGTAATTGAGATTGATTCTCTTAAGTACGCTTCAGTATTCGTTGATAACTTTGAAGAAGCAATGCAACACTATGAGACTCGTTCTCAGTACTCTACAGAGATGGGCAGACGCTTATCTAAGACTGTAGATACAGCAATCATCTCACAGTTAGACCTTTGTGTAGCTAATGCAGCTAATACAAATGATACTAATGGTGGCGAAGGTCAACCATACTCTGATGTAACTGCATTCTCATCTTCAACTGCTTATGCTATTGGTGCTCGTGTATCTTACAATTCAGTAGTATATGTATTCACAGCAACACACTCAGCTGGTGCTTGGAATGCTGCTCACGTTGATGCCATTTCAGTACTTTCTGTAGCTACTTCTGGTGCTTCTACGGCAGGTGCTAAGGGTGATTTAATCCTTGCCTCTATGTTTGATGCTCAGACTACTATGGATGAGGAAGATATCCCAGGTGATCGCTACGTAGTAGTATCTCCTAAGAACTACAACCGTCTAGTACAGTCTGGTGCAGTTCATAAGGATATGACTCAAGGTTCAAACGGTGGTATTGATACTGGTAAGATTGTTCAGGTAGCTGGACACAACATCTTAGTATCTAATAACATCGCTTCTAGTGATATCTATATGTTCACTCAGAACGCTGTAGGTGTTGTTAAGTTACTTGACATCAAGTCTGAAGTTAATTACATCCCTGAGAAATTAGGTGATCTAATGACTTCTAGCTACGCAATGGGCTTCGGCACATTGAATAACGCTTGTGTTATCAAGATGACTACTACTGACTAAGTAGTAACATTAAGGGTTTCCTTCGGGAGGCCCTTTTTTTTGATTTAGGTTTATGTAACGACCTAATGAATCTAAATTAAAGGAAAGATTATGACAGAATTAGAAGGTGTAAATATTACACTACAAACAATTGGTGAGATGGCTCTTACCACGGCTACCAATATCGCTGATGTATATGAGGCACAAACAGCATTAGCTGTCCTTACGGAAACCCGTAGATCAGTACTAACAGAAGGTCTTAACTGTAACACAGATATAGACTGGGAACTTACTGCTGATGCTAGTGGGTACATCGCTATCCCGAGCAGTATGCTTAGGGTTGAGAGCAATACAAATGACTACATTATGAAAGATAATAAGTTATATGATAAGAAGAATCACACATTCATCTTTGTACCTTCTTCAACACATAAGTTAGATGCTACTTGGGACTTAGATTTTGATAATATACCACACACAATAGCATATTACATTGCAGTCAAAGCTGCTCGAGTATCATACCAAAGATTAATTGGTAGTACTGATATTATTCGTGTACTTATGGATGATGAACAGAAAGCTAAAGAGAGAATGATTGAGCACGATGTTGATACTCGTAACTACAATATATTTGATTCTAATGCTAATAGTAGAATAATTACAAGAACCAGGAATCCTCAAGGAATCCGAGGTTAATACAAAGGAGATTATATGGGCTTAGTAAACCAAACGCTGCCTGGGTTATACAATGGTGTATCGCAGCAACCTGATGAGCTTCGCCTAGATACTCAGGTATCCGAGATGATCAACTGTTATCCCTCACTTGTAGAAGGTACTCAGAAGAGATTACCAGCCGCGCTT